CGCAGGTTAAATCTCTTCCATGTTCAGTATGTGATGCATCAGGACCATCAGAAGCCCATCATGTTAAGCAAGGTCTTCAGTACACTTGCATAGCCCTATGTCCTGATTGCCATACCAACTCAGTACTTGGATGGCATGGTCAAAAGAGAATGTGGCACATCAAAAAGATGGACGAGATTGATGCTTTAAATATTACTATTAAACGATTATTAGAATATAAATCCCAAAATGAAAATATATTCTAATTTCAAAAGTTTCAAAAACTTTGAGTTTCTAAAAATTGGTTAAATCGATAATCAAAATAGTAAATGCGACTTTCTTGAAAAACACCCTCATATTAGGGTTTACCCTTAGTTTTTTGTAAGTTAGCACTCACTTTGCAAAAATACGTTAGTTGGCACTCACTTCGCTAGATATCAAATCAGCGCATGAGACACAATCTGATGATGCGCCTAGAAGGCCATTAAAAGCCGTTTTGAGACGTTTTTTTGGCTAGTGCATAGCAACTATGCTTCAAATGCTAAAAACCGATTGTAGGTGCTTTAAACAATTCTGCATGATGTGAGTACTCACTTCGCAAATACTGTCAGAAAAACCCGCTTTTTATGGCGGGTGTTTTTGAAAATACTTAGATGCTATCGATTAAAAGCCAAAATTCCTCAAGATAACAACATTTTTGTATTTTTGAATTGTGCAGCGCATGACAAAAAATCATTCCGCACGTTACAAAATCAATTTCCATTAGGGTTTGATCTTCGCTTGTAATAACCCCGATATTCCCCGTTTTCATTCTTTGGGTTCCTCAATTTCAAGCCATTCCTCAATTACTCCCGTTCCAGCGCATAAAGTGGCCCTAATGCTATCGATAGCCATACAAGCGGTATATTTTTGGAATTTATCGCTTTGGATATAAGCTTCAAGCACAGTTAAAGCACCAAAAACGGAATTTATGTCATTGATACCTTCATACACCATAAAATCATTAAGAATTTTTGGGTGTACTTTAGGGGTTTTGGGTTTTCTAGTAGTCATTTTTAATACTTTCAATGTAATTTATAAGAGATAACGCTATCGGTCCAGCATTCCCGACAATCTAAACAAGCCCCGTTTTGTTCGGGCGCTTTGCATTGTGTCCCCATTGGGGTTTTTGTATGTACGTTTGAAGCGGTTATGCCTGGCACGTTTTGAAGGCTTGAAGGAATAATGACGGGCTTGTCGGGATACATTGCCGACAATCTGACAATCAAATTTTTGGGAATGCTATTTTTTCCATGTTTTGAAATATAGGCTTTAATAAACCCGTATTCCCTAGTTGGTAGCCAATGCATTGTGTTGGGTGTAGCTTTGCAAACCGCAGCAATTTTTTCTATGTGTTCTAGCCCTTGAAGGTCTCCGCTATCGTGCCACCTAAAAAATGCATCATTCCCAATATGGGCCACCATGCCAGAAACCCAAAATTCCCCGTTTATGCTATCTAAGCGGGAAAATTGAGCGGGTTTAATGTTGTTTTCGTAAACCTTGTAAAAACCCTTATCGGCATAACATGAGGAACAAATAGAACCCTCAATTTTTGACATTTTGAAGCCCGTTTGACAAGCTTCGGTCGGCAAACTGTAGCTCTTACATGGCATTTTTGACGTTGACGTAAGAGAACCGCAAACGATAGCGGCTTGGCTTTTTGTCATTGGGACAATTGGAATAATTTTCATATGAACACCTATTAAAAAAGAAAAGAAAATCAGATTGTGCAACACCCGCAGCACGGGGCGTCTATGCATTTTCCCCGTTTGTTCCTATAAAAGGTTGACGGGCCTTGTTCACCGAAAAAAGTGATTGTGTCGCTATCGGGTTCAAGAATGGCGTTTTTTGTGAGGGTATCGTACAAAATGTAATCACCAGGCCTTATGAGTGCATTTGATAATTTACATTTGCCAAAATACTTGGCCTTCATTGTCTTAATCATTGTCAGCCCCTTATTTTACCAAGACGTCAAAATAAGCCAGCATGAGTGCCAGGGCTGCACAAAAAAGAACAATGCCACCGATAGCTTCAAGAATTACAGTTTTCATATTGACACCTATTAGTTGATACGTTCCGATTGAACGTGCATTTATAGTAGCAAAGAAAAACAAAAAAACCATAGGGACAAACCCTAATAAACGATTGATTTTGTAGCTACAGTAGAAAAAAGAAAAGAAGGGATAACCCAATGCAAGGGCTTTACTTCATGTAAGAGATAGACAAGGGGTTTATATAGGGAATGCAAGGGCTTAGACAAGTGATAGAAGATTGATAGACCTAAACCTCGAACCTATAGAGAAACCTTTCAGAGACCAACAAACGCAAACCTATTGCGCATATGAGACATAGTTATAAATCATAACTATCTGCTGATCTAAGGGTTTACCCTATGCTGTATGGATACACAGTACTGTATGGATATACATAAGGGTTTACCCTTAAGGGTTAGTACGTAAGGGTAGGGTTTACCCCCCCCTATCGATAAAACAAGGGGGCGCTGTGGCAGGGGAGATTCATACATATCCCCCTATCGATTGAAGCTAAGACCCCCCACCACCCACACAAGTAACACAAGACACTCCAAAAAAAATTTTTTATAGTTTAGAATTTGTAGACATTAAATCAAGGAGAAGATATGGCAGGATTTCCTATGAGAAGGGCGTTGGAGAAGAAGATAGAGAGTCTGGGAGGGATTGAGTTTGTGACAGCACACATTGCTCAAGGGATGACGATTGGACGCTTGGCAGAGTTTATAGAGTGTTCTAGACCTATGTTGTCTTTCTGGATAAACCATACTGATGAGCGTAGGGATGCGGTATTGAAGGCTAGAAAGTTGAAGGCTGAGAAGTTAGCAGAAGAGGCTTTAGAGATTGCGGATGAAGCTGATGAGACATCTAACTCAGGAGTGAACAAAGCTAGACTCCAGGTTGATACAAGGAAGTGGATGGCCTCTAAGTTAGACCCTGAGAACTATGGAGATACTGCCAAAACCCAAGTAAACATCAGTTTAGGTGATCTGCACCTCCAAGCTTTGAAGCACATGGGTAAGGCACAAGAAGTGACTACATTGGAAAACAATGGCTAATAATCCATTTATCCAGTTCATTACCCTATACAGAAATAACCCTGTTCTGTTTGTCAAAGAGGTTCTAGGAGTTGAGCCTGATGAATGGCAACAAGACTTTTTGACTGCTGTTGCGACTGGTGAGCGAAAAATCTCAATCAGGTCTGGTCACGGAGTTGGTAAGTCAACGACTGCTTCTTGGGCAATGTTGTGGTTCTTGTTGACCAGATATCCCGTCAAGGTAGTGGTAACAGCCCCCACTTCTGCCCAACTTTATGATGCTTTGTTTGCCGAACTAAAGAGATGGGTTAAGGAGTTGCCCCAACCTATCCAAGACCTACTTGATGTCAAACAAGAGAGGATTGAGCTAAAAGCTAGTGCTACTGAGGCGTTTATCTCCGCCAGAACATCTAGAGCAGAGCAGCCAGAGGCTCTACAAGGCGTTCACTCTGATAACGTCATGTTGGTAGCAGACGAGGCTTCTGGTGTCCCAGAGGCGGTATTTGAGGCCGCTGCTGGTTCTATGTCTGGTCACAATGCTTTGACCATTCTATTGGGCAATCCAGTCCGTAGTTCTGGCTTCTTTTTTGACACACATAACAGGTTGAAAGACGAGTGGTGGACTAAACGTGTGTCTTGTATTGACTCTACACGGGTCAGTAAAGAGTATGTTGAGGACATGAAATCTCGCTATGGCGAGGAAAGTAATGCGTTCCGAATCCGTGTTTTGGGTGAATTCCCAAGGAGTGATGATGACACTATTATCCCAATGGAACTGCTTGAGTCTGCCAAACATCGAGACACCAGAGCTTACGAGGATTCGCCTATTATTTGGGGACTGGACGTTGCTCGTTTTGGATCTGATTCGTCAGTTCTATGTAAGCGTCAGTCCAATGTAACCTCTTCTTTAGAGCGTTGGAGGAATCTAGACCTGATGCAGTTAACAGGTGCTGTGGTTGCTCAGTACGAGGCTTGTG